ATACGGGGGTCTCCTACTAAACATTTTATCTTGAAATACTGCATACGTTCTAGACATGTGCAAGCAACTTCTACTATGACACGCAAAGTAACCTTTGGTGTCACTCAGCACAGTTAACATCAAGAGAGTTAACTGTGCTGAGTGTACGCCTAATGTAAAAGGACGTACAGGCGGAGACCCACGGCGTTTAGACCGTGGGTCTCTTTTGGCGGCTGACGCCGCTTTTTAAGAAAAAATTTCTTTTATGATTTTCAGAGTGGCGGCGGCAACAAGGGACAAACAGCAAACCATGATAATACTCTCCATACTTAACCTCCAATCTTATTTAAAAGAGCTTCAATGGACAATCCAAGATTGCCAGCGACCTGATTCATAAAACTTCCGTTGCCAAAGTGAACATTCTTATCCCAAGTTTTATCCGTAGAATATTTGGAAGCGTCATAGGACTTATCTGCTCCATACTTTGTACCAGACAGATGTTGATCAGCAGAATACCGAGTAGCGGCAGAATTAACCGAAGAACCAAAGATAGAAGCTAAAGCAGCCTGACCAGCGGCATACCGAGTGGCAGAAGAACTCATAGCGGCGGCATCACGAGTAGCACCGGCGTGAATACCGGCTTGCTTAATACCAGCGGCGGCGGCGATCTGAGCAACAATATGTTCCATAGCAGTATACTTGTCTGCAACGGCTTCCTGTGTACGGGCGTTTATATTTGCGCTCTGTAACGCCGTCTGAGCGCCCAAGATGGAGCCAAGCAAGTTAGCAATAGCACCAGAAGCGGCTGTATCTGCATCGGCCTTAGAACCGCTCCCAAGGGACGCAGAAGCAGTTGCACCAGAACCAACGGCGGCTCCATTGCCATTCATAGCAGATAGGACAGGATTTAAACCAGCAGCCATAAGGTCACGGACTTCTCTTTGGTGAGCAGTATTCGACATCATTTCTTGCCACTGACGATTTTTAGCGGCCTCAGCGGCGTTAAACTGCATCTGACGAGCGGTCATAGCTTCTGTCCAATCACGTTGAACTTTCGCTTGCTCAGCATTAAAAGCAGAGTTAGCTTGTGCAACACCTTTCAAACCGGCAATCTGATCGGCGGCACGGTTGACAGCCGGAGCAGCTCCGACACCATCCATTTCGTAAGCGGAAGTAGTGGTACCAAATGCCATTATAACAACTCCTTTCAAAAAAAACAAGAGGGGGCAAAAGCCCCCTCTATGAATCAATGATGATCAATCAGGCCGGGGACGCTGTACATGGGCATAGGCCGGGTACAATAGTTCTTCACGTAGATATCAGCAAAAAACTGATTACTAACAGCAGATGTGACAGCCAAAACACGATCAATGTTTGCCTTGTCCTCTCTAATCCACGAATCAGATAAAGAAGGAAGGGTACTGTAATCATCAGCCAAATGCCAAACATCCAAAGACTGAGCATACGCAGACCTCATTTCTCCGGTGACCATATTAGGCTTGTAACGATATTCGGCCCAAGCCTCCTGATAGCCGAAAACTTCGTTGTCCTTATCCGTACCTTGTGCAAAGATTTCCTTGTTTTTAATAGCCTGTTCACCGATATTCGCAAAAACGGGCCAATAGAAATCAAACTTATCCTTGCGAGACCACAGGCGATTGAGGCCCTGCTGATAAGTATGGTCATAACGAGCAACCATAACGCCGATGATCAAACCATGTTCCGTGAAAGACTTGGTAAAATCAGAATGCTTGTCAGTAGTGAGGGACTGACCAACAACGGTACCTTGCGGCGTGCCGGAAGATTCCGTGCCGGACTGCTGGACAATCTGATTGACGTTGATAGGTACTCTGTTACCGCCGAGATATTCGGGACGCTGTAAACGAGCATCCGGGGACGTTACACCGAAGAAAGAGCGGACAACTTCCGTATAGCGAGAACCGCCACGGGCCTGACGCTCATAAAACTTCTGAATCTGGAAAGCAAGACGAAGTTGGTTAATGGTAGCGGCGGCGGCGTTACCATCTGCAACAGCCCAAAGGTTAGCAGGGGCAATATCCCAACCTGCGCTAGCACCTTCCGAAACAGTCATAGAACCGGAAAAATACTTAGAATCAAAGCCACCGCTACGAGGTTTTTGACCAACAGCAATACCCAAACCGTCAAGCAAAGAAAAACCCGAACCATCTAATTTTTGCCAAGCAACAGAAGCATTAGACTTACTAGGATCGACATACTGATTAAGAGAGACAACCGGATAACTACCGGCCTGTGCAACAGGAATCGTTACATCCGGACCCTTCTGCGGAGAGGGAAGAGCAGATGTAAAATAATCATGATACTTAGCGGCGATGAAGGGCTTACCGCCCTTGGCCACATCTGTCACGAATGTGCCAGAGTTGACACCGGCCACGGTACTATCATCCGTGGGAACAACAAGAGGATCTTGGAGGTTTTGATCTCTAAACCACTCATTAATGATCAGGGCATAAGCACGGAAGGGAAGAGCAGATACAGAGAGACCAGCAACGCCAGTTGGGATGCCAAAATAGTCAGCAAGAGTTCCAACACTCCATCCTTGACCAGCTGGACTTGTAATCTGGGGCATAGTGTATTCAGTTTGCGGAATCCATGCACTCTCCGTATTTTCACCACAGAACTCCTTCCAGTGATCCCAAACAAGCCGGTTGGGGACAAAGAAATAGTAGGTATCCAGATACACGTTGTCCATCATAGGGGTGAGCAAAGTCTGCATACGAACAACCTTGGACGTATCGACGCTGAACGTATCGCCGGGCAACACTTCTTCGAGGAAAAAAGGGACGACATCACCGGCGTTAAACGAGGTTTTCAGGGAAGCGGAGCGATCAAAGCGAGACCGGGAAATGTCCACATGGGGAGACAAACTGAAATGGGATTCGGTGTTTCTGTTCATTCTTTAACATCCTCCTTAACCAGAATAGCAGGGACAGGCTCAACGACAGGCTCTTTCTTAATTCCAAGCCGTTCGAGGAAATCAGCTTCACCAGAAGCGGCGAGGAACTCCGTGAAACTGTTACCGAACTTCTCACGAGTTTCCACAGGCAAAGCCATGAACTGACGTTCCATTTCATTCATGTGGTTGAGAGCTTCGGCATAGGTCTTGGGGAAGTCAAGGAAATCACCATAGAAGCCTTGCTTCTGAGACAGGGCGTCAACATCGCCGTTGGCGTAACGCTTCATGAGAACGTGAATATCACAGCACTCTGCATAGGACTGAATATAGTCATACAGATTTTCACGGCCAGATTCTTCGAGCACTACACGGCCTTTTTCGTCATAGTGGCCGGCATAGGTGATATGCTCAGGAGAACCGGGGTCAGTAAAGACACGGTCATGAGCGTCATACTGTGTTTTAAATTCCATATTGTCACTCCTTCACAAGACACTGAGCAGCATCGCAAAGCTGGCGAGGGGGGTTAAGCGGCTCAATATAGCCGCCGACGTTATCGTAGGTAGCAAGCTTATACAAAGCGAAATCGTTGGGATGCGAAGCAAGCAGGGAATCAGGCTGTCTAACAGCATGTTCAAAGTTACGGACAGCGGTAGCATCATTTACATCGACGGTGCAGGGCATGAACGTGGACTTAGCATCCTTGATAGCATAGATACCAGTAATCATCTTGAAACCTCCAAAGTAATTTTTTTATCAGGATACTGAACAACAGCATCCTCAATAGCATGTTTAACCATCCACAAGGGAACGATAGCAACACATCGGCCATCAACGAGAACAATTACATCAAAGTTCATAGCCGAATACCACCACGGAAAATCTTGGGGGCGATATTGATTTTCTTAGACTTGGCGGCAGTTCGGCTGAACACTTTCTTGTCCTTGCGCTTAAGCATTTTCATTACAAATTCCTCCTTAGAGATTTTAGTCGGTTGGTCTGTTTTTCTTCCTCAACGTCTCGAAGTTCGTAGGAATCAAGAGACGTATTAGACAATTTAGCTTCCATAGCCTGTTGGGCCAGCTTAGCACGCAGGGCTTTTAACTCTGCTGACTTTTCGGGGCATTCGATGTCAAAGAGTTTGTCATAGTACCTCGGCGGCCTGAACTTTTTACCGCCTTTCGGCGTAGAAACGTTGATATACTGTTTTTCAACACAGTCAGGGTTTTCATCAAAATATGCACGCGCAATACCAGGCTTTCGGGACATGAGAGTAAACTCAGGCTGAATATTGTGGTCTCCATAAAACCTAGCTTCCTTTCCTTTCAGCTTTTTCATTACGTAGCGAGCAGTGTAAGCACAGGATTCCCAAGTAACTTCACCGACAACAACATAGCCACTAGGCCAACACTCTTGGAGCGAGGGACTGTTATAATAAGTGTAATATTCACCTCCTTCTTTGACGGTCTTATAGGGCTGTAGATCGTCTAAATGAAGTCCAAACAAGATAGCGTGATAATGGGGTCGAAACGTCT